AACCTACACAGGTATTAAGTGGATAGTAAAAAAGATATGGGGAGATAAGTGTGGGTGTGAAGATCGTAAGAACAAAGCAAACAAAGTAAAGTTATGGTAGAAGAAGATTTAGAAAGATGGTTAGAGTTTACTAACCGACCAAGACAAAACGAGTTAAACAAAAGTCAAATAGAGTTAGTGGCAGAGCTACACGCTAAATACTACAAACATAAGTATAACGAGCCTTGTACTTGTAACGGAAGTATTTATAGAAGATGGATAGCAGACTTAGATAAACTTGTATAATGGAAGATCACTACTATACATTATCTATTCCTACTGCTGTTTATAGAAAGCTAAATAAGAAGCAATCTATTAATAAGTATTTCAAAACAGAGTATGTAGGTAACTGTATGGAATTAATCACAGACTTTTACAAAACAACATCCGACTACACTCACAAGGCTTGGGAAGATTACTACAAAGAAATAGTAGGCTTTACACAATTAGAGCTTGTTTACGAGAAGATTAAAGAACTATCTGAGCAAAAAGATATATATCTAAAAAGGTACGTATGGCATAGAGTAATAGGTCAAACTTGGAATGGCTTTAGAAACGAGATAGGAATTATACAAGAACTACAGGCAGAATTTAAAAACGTAAAGATATACAAAACATCATTTGAAAAGGATCACGAGTATTGCATAGATGCAGAGATGTATATTAACAACAAACTATTATTAGGCATACAAATAAAACCTATCAGCTACAAGCTAATGAATAGTCCTTACCAATTAAAAGCTAAAGAAAACCACAAACTAAAGAATGAAAAGTATAAATCTAAGTATGCACCCTATATTTATGTGTATCACAAGAATCATAAGATTTATAAAAAATCAGATATAGTAAATCAAATAAATACTATTTTTCACTTAAATACATATTAACATTTGTTTATTTCATTTTAATTCATTAGTTTTGATTATTATTAAAAACAAAAACTAAATTTTATTATGAAAACCGAAAGGCAAATTGTTAAAGATTGGATGCGAACAATGGAATTAGAAGATTTCAAAAAAGACATCAAGAAATTAAACAATAAATTTTTTAAATTATATGTTGAGGCTATGAGAGAAGAATATGCAAGAAGAATCAAGAAAAGCCCACAAATTAGAAAGTATTATAATCAAACACAAAAAACTAAATAATATGAAAAAACTTATAGATGAATTAGTAATCTTAGATGACTGTGTAGTAACAGGTACTTTTAAGTGGAGGTCAGAGATTGATCCTAATTGGACACCAAGAGTATGGAATGAAACCTTTGAATGTTGGACAAAAGATTACTGTGGCTAAAAAAATAGACAACCTTAAAGACTTAGAGATTTGGTCTGATCTAAACTTCTTGACATCTATTGTCTCCTCCCAATTAGATAAAAGAAAATCAGAGAACTTAGAGAAGATGTCAGAATCATTAGTCAGGGTTGTCTTTTACTTTCAAGAATACTCAAACAACATACGACTATATAAAAAAGCTCTCATAGATTATAGACTACAAAGAAACAGAGCTATAGAGAGAGCAAGAAAAGCAGAACAAGAAAATGAAAAACTACGAAAACAAAATGAAAGCCTTAGCATTTAGCTATTTAGGTTTTATAATAATTTTACTATGGATGATATTCAACTCTTAAACGGAGAACGATTTAGACACGATGAGATATTAGAACTTATGAAAGATGATGAGTTCTACTATGGTTATTTAGGAAAAGCAGCATTAAGCTCCTCATCAATTAAACTACTCTTAGATAGTCCTAAAAAATACAAATACGTTACAGAATACGGATCACAAGAATCAAATGCTTTAGATGCAGGATGGTTATTCCACACAGCAATTCTTGAGCCTGATGTATTTGAGAAACAAATATTTGTAGATGTACAATCTAAAAACACAAAGGCTTATAAGTTAGCTAAAGAAGAACACGGAAAAGTGTTTACTATGAAACAAAAGAATGATGCTGAAAGATTAGCTGATGCATTTCTAAGAAACGAACACGCTTTACAACTAATAACAGAATGTGAATTTGAAGTTCCTGCAATAGGTATGGTACAAGGTTATCCTTTTAGAGGTAAGGCTGATGTGTTAGATTCTTATAGGGTGGTTGATCTTAAAACAACAAGCGACTTAAAAGCATTCCCCTATGCAGCAAGAAAATACGGATATGATGTACAAGTGTATATATATTCAGAACTATTTAACAAACCTTATGAAGAATTTAAGTTTGCAGTTATAGACAAAGGATCTTTAGACATTGGTATCTATGATGTAAGTGAGGAGTTTTATAATTCAGGAAAGGAGAAAGTAACCAAAGCATTAGAGACATATCAGGCTTTTTTTATAGAAGGTGCTGATTTAGATAGTTACTGCATAAAAGGTACTTTATGATACATTCTTTATTAAGTAGAATAGGAGTAGAAACTTGGAAAGATATACCTGACTTTGATAATTATCAAGTAAGTAACTTAGGTAATGTTAGAAGTTCAAATTATAGACAAACAGGAAAAACTAAAGTTTTAATGAAACATATTAATAATAGGGGTAGATATACATTAAATTTATATAAACAAGGCAAAAGATATTCTAACAGAAATATATCTGTTTTAGTTGCAAGAGCTTTTTTAAATCACAAACCTTGTGGACATAAGTTAGTAGTAGACCACATAGATAATAATGCACTAAATGATAAACTTTATAATTTACAATTAATATCGCATAGGTTAAACTTAATAAAAGACAAAAAAGCATCATCTAAATATGCAGGAGTTTTTTTATATAAACCAAATAAATGGAGAGCGAACATAAAACTTAATAATAAAAATATATATTTAGGAACTTTTAAAAACGAAATAGAGGCAGCAAACGCATACAAAAAAGCATTAAAAGAATATGAAAGAAGCAAATAAAATAGCAAAAAACATTATAGACATATCAGGTATTAACGTATTTGATAACACAAGGAAACGAGAATATATAGAGATGAGGTCTTTACTTACGTTTATGTTGAGGAATCATTGTGATATGACATTTCACGAGATAAAAGACTTCTACATTTCAAAAGGTAAGAACTATGACCATACTACAGCAATACATAGTTTTAAAACATTTGAGACACACAGAAGATACAATCCTCTACTTGACAAATACTTTGACTTAGTGCTACTTAGAATAAGAAACAAATCAAAACTAAGAAAAGCATTAATAAACCACATAATAGACTACACAAAAGAAAAAGACTTAAAGAGACTATTAAAGATAGTAGACAAATTACCCTTAAACGATATAGATGGAAAAGAACAAACAAAAGAGAAAGGAGATACCCTTGTATAGAGGACTTATAAAATACTTTCCTGATGCACTATGCGAAGTAGCAAGAGTAAGCTACATAGGAAGTAAACAACATCATCCTGATGAGGAAATACATTGGGATAGAGAAAAGAGTAGTGATGATCTTGATGCACTTATGCGACACCTAATGGAAAATGGTATGCACGATATAGATGGAGTAAGACACTCAGCAAAAATAGCTTGGAGAGCATTAGCACACTTACAAAAAGAAATAGAGGGAGACAGAGGCGAACAATGGTACATAGAACAATACAATAGAAACAGACTGCCACACGATCAAATAATATCAGGTACAGAATGAAAACATTAAATAGAGGTGATTATATAAAATATAAAGGAGGAAGCATAAGTAAGTATTTAACAATTAATAAAAAATACAGATTAACTTGCAAACCCTTTAGGAATAGAGTTGCGATAATTAACGATAGCAAAAAAAGAATGAACATAAAAAACAACTATTTTGAAATCTAAAAAACATACACAAATACAAAGAATAAAAAGATTAGAGAATATAGTAAGCCAAATCTACTTGAGTGTAGAGGTAATCAAGAAACAATTAGATGAAAATAAAACAAAATAAATCAAACAAGAAATATGTAGAGTTTCATTTAAATTTATATTTTCCAAGAGTAAAAGAAGCTAAATTTTTAATACCTCTTAAAGGAGAAGATTTTAATAAATATTACATTAGGGTTTATAACAACAAACAATTACTTTACTTTTTAAAAGACTCATCTAAGTATAAAAAATTACATAGATGGTATTATGCTTATCAAAACAATTATTTACACGAGATAACTAACAATCAGTCAAAATATTGAAAACTAACGTTATATAATTGATTAATCAATCTTTTTCAATTATGGATAAACGTAAACTTAATGGTGGTAAGAGAGAGGGTGCAGGAAGAAAACCTAAGACAGAAGAAGTAAAACTAATAGAGAAACTTACACCATTAGAGCCTTTAGCATTTGAAGCTCTTAAAAAGGGTTTAGAGAAAGGCGACTTTAAATATGTACAACTATACTACAACTATGTAGCAGGTAAACCAAAAGAAACAAAGGACATACACATAAACGAAGATGTACCTTTATTTATTGATTAATGCAAGTAACTAAAACCTCAGCACTACAAAAACTAAGAGAACTTGAGAAACGAGTTCGTATAATTAGAGGAGGATCATCAGCAGGTAAGACAATAGCAATCATAGCAATCCTTATAGACTATGCAATCCGAAACAAAGGAAAAGAAATAAGCATAGTAGCTGAATCAATACCACACTTACGTAGAGGTGCTTTAAAAGACTTCTTAAACATCTTAAAGGGGTTGAATAGGTATGATGATAGAAAGTTCAACAAAAGTACCTTAAAATACGAATTCAGTAATGGTAGTTATATAGAGTTCTTTAGTACAGATCAACCTGACAAACTAAGAGGTGCAAGAAGAACAGACTTATTTATAAACGAGTGTAACAATGTTAGCTTTGATTCTTACCAACAATTAGCAGTTAGAACATCAGGCAATATATGGCTTGACTACAATCCTGCTAATTTATTTTGGGTAGACAAAGAACTAATCGGACAGCAAGATGCGAACTTTATAACACTCACTTATAAAGACAACGATAGCCTACCTGAATCAATAGTCAAAGAAATAGAGAAAGCAAGAGAGAAAGCTAAGACTTCAACATATTGGGCTAATTGGTGGAAAGTTTACGGACTTGGACAAATAGGTAGTTTAGAGGGTGTATGTATTCCTGATTGGAAACCTATAGACCAAATACCAAGTGAAGCAAGATTACTTTGTGCAGGGTTAGACTTTGGCTATTCTGTTGATCCCTCAACAATTATAAGACTATACAAATGGAATCACGCTTATATATTTGATGAGGTATTATATCGTAAGGGAATGTTAAACAGAGACCTTAGCTATTTTATAAAGTCTAACGAAATACGAGAACACATATATGCTGATAGTGCAGAGCCTAAGTCTATTCAAGAGTTAAGAAACTACGGACACAAAGTATTTCCTGTATCAAAAGGTAGAGATTCTATAGTCTACGGAATAAACCTTATCAACCAAAACGAAATCTATATCACATCAAGTTCTAAGAATCTAATAAGAGAGCTGCAGGGTTATGTGTGGGATAAAGACAAAGAGGGTAACAATCTACAGAAACCTACAGGTACACACCCTGACTGTATTGATGCTGCACGATACGCTTTAATGATGCAACTGAAGAATCCAAACAGAGGACAATACGCAATTAGATAGTTTCTAAAACTTTATTTTTTTACGTTATATATATATGAAAGTAGAGGTTTATATTCCTGATACTCTTAGCGAGATTACTTTAGGTCAATATCAAAAGTATCTAAAGATACAATCTGAGAATGAAGATGAGAACTTCTTAGCTATTAAAATGATAGAAATATTTTGTGGACTAAGAGGCGATACAATAATGGCTATGAAAGCTAAAAGCATCAAAGATATAACAATGATACTTACAGATATGTTCAATGAAAAGCCTCAACTTGTAAAAGAGTTTAAATTAAATGGTAGAACTTATGGCTTTATTCCTAAGTTAGAAGATATGTCATTTGGAGAGTATATAGACTTAGACACCTACATAGGAGATATGGACAATATACATAGAGCTATGAATGTACTCTATAGACCTATTAAACAAAAGTATGATGACAAATATCTAATAGAGGATTACACAGGAGATGACCCTGAAAAGATGAAGTCAATGCCAATGGATGCTGTATTAAGTTCCATACTTTTTTTTTACAATTTAGGGATGGACTTGTCGAAAGCTATGCTGAACTCTTTGGAGGAGGACAAGGAAATGAACTTAGCGCAGTATCTAACTTTGGAAGAAAATGGGGATGGTATCAATCACTTTTCGGACTCTCTCAAGGAGATATTAGAAGATTTGAAGATATCACTAAACTAAACATACATACCTGTCTTTATGCTTTAAGTTTTATGAAAGAAAAAGCAGAGGTAGAATCAAAGAATATAAAAAGTAAATTCAATAGATGAGCAATCAAGGAGTAAGAGGCTATTATCAAATCACAGACACCATTAAGACTAATCTCTTAGCAGATGAGAATGTCAATACTGTAACAACAGGCGATATATTCGATATAGACTTATCTAAGCAAACAATCTTTCCTTTAAGCCACATAATAGTAAACAACGTAACAATCCAAGAACAAGTCCTGAACTTCAATATTACAGTTATGTCTATGGATATTGTAGATCAATCAAAGGATGAAACAACAGACATCTTTAGAGGCAACAATAACGAGCAAGATATTATAAACACACAATTAGCTGTAGCAAACAAATTAGTAGGGTTACTAAGTAAAGGAGATTTATACAGAGATAAATACCAATTAGATGGAGATGCTTCTTGTGAGTTCTTTTATGAAAGGTTTGAAAATCAAATGGC